TGATATTTGTTTTTTTAACTCTTCAGCTTGTTGTTGTTGATGCCTACGCAGATCAGAATATCTTTTCTTAAATGTTTTTTCTTCTGCAGTTTTAGGTTCTTCCTCAACGTCGTCTGTAGTTTCTTCTTCTACCTCACCACGTTGTTCTTTTAACATTTGTTCAAGTTCTGCTTCTTCTTCTTTTCTTTTATCAGAGTTACTATACTTACGTGTTGCAAATGCAACTTTCTTTTCAGGCTGCATTTCTTCAGCCATTACTTCAGCGGCTTCTGCCATTTTACTTCTCCTAGTTGGGGCCAACCGTAGCCACTTCGGGGTGGGGGATCAGGTAGCCAACATATGTGAACTATTTTTTAGAAGCTAGTCCACCACGCTTCATCTTTTTCTTTTTAGGTTTTGGTGCTTCCATTAAGCCACCTTTAGCGCGAAATCTTCCTCCCATGCCACCTTCTCTTCCAAAAGATTCTCTACCCGGACCTCTATCTCTTCCGGGGTCTTGTCTAGTTTGTGGAGCCATTCCAGAACCCGGACCTTCTTGAGACGCACGCGATTCACGTGCAACTTCCCTTGTTAATCTTTCAGCCTCTCGTGGTCCCGGTGTAATATTTAATTGACTTCCTTGTCTTCTTTCTTGATCGGACAAAATATTTTGCCGTCTTTGTCTTTCTTTTACTCTTTGTGCTGCTCTTCTTTGCTCTGCAGCAGTTAAGGTTTGTGAAGCCATCCCAGAACCCGGACCTGCCGTATCTGCAAAATCTTCACCTACAGCCTCAACCTCTCTGCCTCTTTCTCGCTCTGAAGATATTCGTGCATCCTCCCTAGCGTTAGATAAAGTTTGTAATTCTGTTATTTTTCTTTGAGCATTAGGCGAGTTTGCTCCATGTTTTTGTATGACATCTTTTAGTTCATTGTAATTACTACCATCAACATCAAACTCTGTATCGCCCCGTTTAAAAGAAACAGTTACATCATTTACTAAATCATCTGGTATTTTGCCACCAAATATAAGACCTCCTAATAATCCTCTACCATCTGTTAGAGGGTTAATACCGTCAAAAGAAACGCCGTAAGTTTTACCTTGAATACCTAAACGCCCACCACCCGGACCAAACATTTCTTCTTCTCTACGCATACGAGCCTCATCATCACCACCTTCAGGTTGTAAAACAGAGGTGCTTGCAACTGTAACATCTTCTGGTACAGCAGTTTCTGGTTGAACATATTCGGAACTAGGCACAAATCCTGCTGGAATAGGGACAGTGGGTTGACCACCTATAAATGTAAATACTCGTTTTTCCCCTGTCTCTGTGTTAGTATATTCAACAGTTTCCACATTCTTTTCTGTAAAATCTTCAAACGTTGGCATTTGTTGTGGCGGTTGTGCTATAGGAACTGGTGCAGGTTGAACGGGCTGTGTTGTAGGAAACTGTGGCACAGGGGCAGAAACAAATCCGCTAGTAGCCCCACTTTGAAACTGTGCTGGTTGAAATCCTGAGATGCCCGTAAAACCTTGCTGTGTCTGTACGCCGGGTACAACACCACCTGTTTGCATTTCAACAGGATCATCTTCAACATCTAAATCATATATATCAAAAGGTAAATTATCGGGTATGGATGCTTCATCACTATTGCCCATTTGTCCCATAGCTTCCATTTGAGATAAAGCAACTTTTGCTTCTTGTCTCATTTGCATTAATTTTTCAAGACCAATATAGCGCACTACATCTGCAGGAAAAACAAATTCGCCTTCACTAAGCTGGGCAGGAATGTCATCACGAACCTCTTCCTGTAGAGAACCGGGAGGTACATTATTACCGGACACAGGATCAATAGTCCCACCTTGATCTCTAAGTCCACCGTCTTGAAATAGTTCCATTTGTTCTTTCATAGGTACTGCCCCACCTTCTGCTAATCCAAAAAAATCTTGTACAGGTTTGTACCTTAAAAAAGGCACATTTCTAAATCTATTTTTTTCTTCTGATGTTTCTATTACACGATCAAGAGGAAAACTATCTGTTTTATCTACGGGTTGCAATTCAGCTAGATATTGATCTGTTTTATTTCTGCGTTTATCAGAATGTGGTATACCTGCTTTTTCAAAACGATCTACAAAAGCATCAGATATATCTCTAGGATTTTCTGTTGTAGTTAAATATTGCTCAAGAACTTCTAAATCACCTTTGCCTATTTTTAATTTAGATTTCCACCCAATATCTTTTTCATTTTTCGCAAATACAGAATCAAGAACATAATCAATTTGAGATTCAGTGCTATCTTTTTTACCTGAATCTTTTAAATATTCTTTATACCAAGATTGATTACCCACACCTTTTTGATAATCATCAAATTGAAATAATCCTACGCCCCCACCTTCTATTATTCTAGGATCACTAGGACTACCAGATTTTGTTTGTTTTTGTTTAAAGTCAAAAGAACCACCAGTTTCAACATCTATATTAGCCATAATAGCTGCTATGGCTTTATTACGTAGTCCTCGCTTTTGTAGATGTTGTAAAACCTTTTCTTTATTTTTTGCATAGACAGCAGCTTTTTCTACTTTTAACTTTTGCTGCACAGCTTTAGAAGGTTTAGGTTTTGGTAGTGCCATTTCAGCCATTGTTTACTTCTTCTCTAATAAATTTTAGTTTACGTAGTGCTGCTATAGTCCCTTGTGATCTATGTATAACCACACTATTATCTGCTTGCTCTAACGCTTTTTGCTGTTGTTCTATGATGTAATCAATATAATCATTGAACGCTTGCCACTGGCGGCTGTTGTTGACCCACGGCTTGAGACGGCTCAGTATTTGGTCTTTGTTGTCCATTACCACTAAATCCTTGTTCACCCGGAACAGGAGCCTGTCCTACACCAATAGTTGCTCCTCCTGATCCACTTGTATCCATTGCATCAGCACCTGCAGGTGCGCCTTGTCCTTCATCTGCAGGGGCTTGGAACTGCTTCATCATTTCTGCTTGAAGAGCAGCTTCGCTCATGTTATTGGTAACTTTGTCGGGGTCTAAATCAAGAGACTTTGCAATCTCACGAATTACGTACTGAAATTTAGCAAAAGGCGCGAGAGCAGGGTTACTCGCAATGTTAAGAAATTGCATTAGTCTTTGGCTACGCACTTCGTTTGCCATCAAACTTTCTGTGCCACGGGCTTTGACTTCAAGATCACCTTTAATGGAAGAGTCAAAGTCAAACTGCATATTAAATCTAAAAAATCCTTCACCTAGTGGGCGCAGTAAATAATCATCCACATTTTTAATAACAGTTTTAATGCTGCCGCTTGCTGCTCCCATTAACATAGAGATACCAGAGGCAGTTCGACCAACACCTGTGATGCCAGTTTGACCGTGTGCAAAAGAAGGTAGTCCTGTGCTTTCATCAGCAAGCTGACGTGCTTTATCAAACAACATCATATTTTCAGATGATACATTAGGAAACTTTGTGCCAAAAATAGCTTGACCCGGTGCGCCGCCTTGGCGACGAAATACTTTACCCGGATAGAGAGATAGGTCTTGTCCCGGCACTAGATTAGTTTCATCTACTTCTACAATTAAGTTGCCTGATAATACAGCATTGTCCACAGCCATACGCATAAAGCCATTCATTAATGTCTGCGTATCATCCATATTTTCTGCAATACCTACACCAAAGAAACTGTATGGATTAAGTTCATATGGTGCGGCTACATATGGAATGGTAGCGGGTTTAAACGGATTAAGAACCATACGCAAAAGTCTACCATTACAAATCCAAATGTTTGCTTGTAATTCATCAAACTCTGTTAACTCATCTGGGATAACTACACCGTTTTCTTCTAACATGTCTGTATCACACATGCCCCAATATTCTAACACTTCAAAACGATCAATGCCATGTTCAGGTGCATAGTCAGATAAATCATCTTCCCAATATTTCTTATCGTAGTTTTCACCAAAACTAATTACTTCATCAATAACCTGACTACGAAAATATGGACGCTTTCTAAGATTGCGAAGTTGAGAGCGTGACATTTTATGTCTTTCAATAACGTACTGCGCCTCATCTATATTGTTTGCGTCTGGGTCAGGATAAAAGTTCCAAACAGATACATGACTTACCTGTGGCACAGTTTTAAACATGGGGCTGTACTCACCATCATTATTCCAATTTGCATACTCCTTATCTGTTGCAAATGGACCTTTCATAATGCCTGTTCCAAACAATGCCATTTCAAAAGAACTGCTGCGCAAGTTTTTATTTGCGCCAGACTCTTCAAGCTGATCATGTATTTTCTTTTCCATTTTTTTAGCTGCTATCATCGCAGGGCTAAACTCAATAGCAGTTGGGGTTTGTCCCGGTCCTTCTTTTAATTTATCTTCTACAGGCTCTAATTTATTTTGAAGAGGTCCAAGTTTTTCTAGTAAAGTTTTTGTTGTAGCACCCGGAGGTAAATCATTTCCATCTCCGGGAAAACCATAAGGACTAGATAAAGCTGTTTCTCCACGTAACTCTTCAGGTTCTTGCGGATCAAAGTGAACATCTGAAACTACTCCTTCAGGTAATTCAGTTGGCTCTATGGATAGCGGAAATTTATTATTTGCAAAAAGAACGTCAACAATTTGACCATACGCTGCAAGAGTTTTAGTTTTAGTTACCTTAATAAATACGCGAGACTTTTCGGCCTCTGTAAACTGAACATCAGGACCATATAAACCACGATAGTTTCTATATGCACGTAACCATCTTTCTTCATCCTGATATCTATAATCTTCTGCACGTTTATAACGCTCAATAACAAAAGGAATTATATTAGAAACATCTGCGTCTTCAGCTACAGTATCATCTGTATCTTCAAGTGCAATAGCATCATCCTCAATCATAATTTCATTTTCAGCCATTATACTTCCTTTGCTCCAACTATAATGCATTTATAGTCTATAGTCTTCCAATCGCCATCTATAGGTAGTTCTTCATGCAACGCTTTCATTGCTACACATTGATACTTTTCTTCAAACCACTGCACGTCTTGTTGAATACAAGATTGACTATCCATACACACTGTTAGCATTAGTGACCATATTATTTCCATGTTAATATCCAAACGTGCTATCTGCTATTTGCATACCCGATGACGGTCTACCTTGCGGGTCGTAATCGAAAATAGAGAACCGGGGTCTGGACATAATGCCGTACCGGAGGGCGTCATAAAGGTGGTCTTCAGCTTTTGTATCAACGTCTTCTGGATTTCTCTTGTCCAACGGGATGGACGGTAATTGACTGATGACATTTGTGCAGCTATTAAAGAATACAAGTCTAGGCTCCTCTGTATATTCATCTACCTGCAGTCGTCTATGTATTTCGTTTTTACCTGCTACACGACTGCCCCGGCTTCTATCTGATGGACGCCAACGACATCCTTTACTAATCATTTGTTCAGCGAGACTAGGACCAGTATCGCCACGCTTATGCCAAAGAGAACTGTCAAGAACACCGTACTTAATATTGCCATCCTCTGCTTCAAGTTCAAGTATTTGATCTGCCAAATCAGTCGCTAGTACTTTTGAAACATAGTGTTCCCGATACACAATAAGCTGTTCATCAGGAGCAACAGCAAACCAAAGAACCCCACTATATGAACCATAGCCATAATCGCAAGACCTAAACTTAACCCAATTACTAGGAATGGTAAAAGGCTCAACCACATGCAGATCACGATTAAATTCCGTAAAAGCTGCACCTTCTTTAATATCCCAGTCGCCTTCTAATAGTTGTCTTCTTTGTTGTTCCGGTAACGATAAGAGCATTGCTTCATAGTCACCCGTTTCCGCAAGATACGGATTATCTGAAAGTCGGGCGGGTATAAACCTTCGTTTAAAAAGAGACTTTCCAGCTTTTGAATGTCCTGCGGGGTATCGTAAAGTCTCTCCGGTTTCAATATTAGTTGCTTCAAATGGTTTATTATACGCATGTGGGTCAATGAACATCTTTTTTACCCACTGATGTCCTCTACCTCCGGGGTTTGTGGTCGCCCTCATAAAGATAGGCAAGTCAGGTGCAGTGGACCGTAGACGACTTCGCATGTAATCCCATGCATATGGTGTGGCCCATTGTGTTAATTCGTCAAAGCCTATCCAGCTAAATGCTAGACCCTGATATCGCAAGACATCTTCATCCCTATCTAGATAAGACATCCACAATCTTGCGCCAGATGGCGCGGTCCACTGCATCTTTCTTTCTGACCACTTTATACCGGGCCAGATTTTGGGGTACAACTCCTGCGATTTAAAAATAAGTTCTCGCAGTTCTTCAGTTGTATGTCTTAATAACAATCCACTAAATTGTGAATGCCCCATGTAGCGGAGCGGGTCTGCTAGCATGGCGTAACTTTTTCCACCACCCGCACTACCGCCATATAATACTTCACGTTCACTTGCAGCTAAGAACTCTGTTTGTGGCCCCGGATTTGGCTTGAATAAAACATTAGCATGTTCTTCAACGCTAGATGTTTCATGTGTAATCCTTTCAATGCGCGGCTGGTGTTTTTGCCCCTGTCCTTGCTTCTTCGATTTTCTTTGCTTTGGCGATTGCCGTTTCCGCATACTCTGCCCACTTGCGGAGGCTTTTAGCCGTGTCCTTACGTTGTCGCTCATGTGCTAGTCTTTTCCTCAATCCTACGTGTGATATATATCTACCACTGTTAGTGCTTAACCAATTAGCTACTTGACGATAAGAATATTGATTAACATGCTTACGTGCCTTTTCTAAAAGGTCTAATTCAACTGGTATAGGGTCAAGAATGTCAGGGTCTTCTTCGTTCTGTTTATATCCAAAGGGTACAGTTCTAGCTATACGAGGTATCTGTATCCATTCGTTCTCTTCTTTAATATCTGTTGGCTGTGGCAGTTTCCACTTACCTATGCTTCTAGTCATCATCTTCTACAACAGCTTTAGGTGGCATAAGCATAACACCGCCTGATGCCTCTACTTGCATCTTCTCAGTTTTTACTAAACCTACACGGTCAAGCAATTCTTTAGCTGCACCCATTTTATCACGTATGCCTAATTCTGTCGGGTCATACAGTGCGCCTGTCATTGCCATTGCTGCTTTAGGTGCATTACGTGCCATATACATTTGTGTGGCTTCAAGTATCTCTTCTTTTAATCCTTTAACAATTTCTGTTGTTGTTGTGCTATCAGAATAACCCGCTAGTTTTTTAGCTGTTACCATGTTACCATCTGCTTCATCAAACAACACATTTAAAAATACTTGTTGCTTTGTAGTTAGTTCTCTAGCCATCAAACTCTCCATGATGCATAGCATGTGCGAGTTTTGTTGAGCGTGATTTTACCTGATTTGCCCACCTGCTGTCAAGCATTTCTTTTGCCGCTACATCAAATTTTTTCTCGTGAATAGCTGCCCACATTTTTTTAAAGCCCGATAGACGTGGCACTCCAAGATTAAATGCCATGTCCACAAGTACAAGCTGACGTACAGCGTCAAGGCTCTCTACGCAAGGGTGCGAACGGAGAAGTTCTTCTTCGACAATCTGTACGTCATTCTGTGCTAGATACATAGCATCAGCCTCTGTAATACCCATAGTATGAACAATAGCCATATTGGGTATGTCCATCCATTCTAACTCTTCTGGGGTGATACCACGATCTTCTAGGTTACGTCCAATGCCAATAGTGGCAATGCCAAGACTATCTTCGTACACTTGAAGGCGCAATCCTTCATGTGCTATAAGTTTTTCCATCAATAAATCTTTATTATATTTCATTTCTCATGTCCCATCCATACCGCAAATGCACCTGTCATAGCCCCCGTGACTACACTCACTAGTGCTGCTTGTTGACTTGTTGGGTCTGGTAGTGACATGAACCACTCCACTACCCGCCAAGCCGATAGCGACATCCCAATCATCATCAGACGGGGAAGTATCTTCCACCGTAGAAATCTTTCCATTGTCACTTCTGCCACGATTTCTCCTCGCTTGCTCTTCGGTAGTTCTCTCGTGCATACTCCACATCGGCATTAGGACTACCTTTTACCAAAGAATTTTGTAGCACTGCGTACACCAAAGCTGGCAGCAACAATAACACCAAGGCTATACTGATACCATTGTGGCATGGCCTCAAGCTGCGCAAAACCATTTGCTACCACCTCTTCCATTCCCGGCACAAAAGCCAATATCAATGGTATTGAAAACAAAATTACTAACCACTCGTCAGCCCACGAATTTGCTTTACTTTTAGCAATCTCTAAGTCCCAATCAATCTCACCCGTCGCCTTTTTTTCCATGATAATCGCTTCAGCCTTTGCCGTTGCGACTTTCGATGCAGTCTCTGCTTTTTTAGTTTCAACCTTTCCTTCAAGCCATGTACTAGCTAAACTAGCTATTGGTCCTACAAGTAAGTTTAACATTACCCTCTCCTAAATCGTGCAGTTTTTTTAGCGATAGTTTTTGGCTGCTTAACAAATTGCTTACCTTTACGAGTACCCTCTCTTTTAGCTTTAGTTGTAGCAGCATACTCTGCACTTGTCAAGGATTTAATTGCTTTTTCAGGAAGATATCTTTCACCTGTTTTTGCGCTAGGTTTGCCAGATTTAGTGCGCCACTTTTGTTTTGTCCATGACTTTAAACTCTGTTGAGATTTTTTTAATGCCATTATATTCTACCTTGTGAGTGTAGCATTAATGCTACTATAGAACCAAGAACAAGAAAACCTACTATAAATAAAAACGAAATAATTGCTATATCTAAATATAATCTACGTTTACGCATGGCTTCTTGTTGTTCCTCTCTTCTAGCTACACGAGCCTTCGCTTGAAACCTTTGCCAGTCATGCCACAGCCCCGGACGACCTGCATATATCATAAGCTGCTTTAATTGTTCTTCTTGTTCACGTATTTGTTCAAGAGCCATGAACTCTTCTAAGTCAGCCCGGTTTCCTTTTTGACTTGCTTTCTTTTGTAAGTCTTCTTTTGCGCCTACAAACTTAGCAATCGCACTGCCAGCTTTAGCAATGTCACCGCCGTTTTGCACAGCCGTTTTGATAACGCTAAATGCGGCATTTGCCGCTGCTAATTCTGCAAGCATTAGTATATCCTTACGTTGTCAGGGTTAACGTATTTGGGTACACAGTATGCTGTTACCCTATCTTTGGGGTCTATATAATCTGTATATCTATAGTTTCCATATCTTAGTGAAACCTTTTCTGCGAAGTAATTACATTCATTTATATCTTCAAAAAACATGTCACCACTAATCAGATTTCTAAATTCTCCTGTCCCTAGATATACCAAGAGGAGGAATACGTGTTGCATATCATTTGTATCCACCTCCTGCTCTTTTATAAGCGAGGGCTGTCATTTGTGCTTTTCTCGCCGACCATTGTCCGGGCCTACCGCCCTTACTACCAGCTTTAATCCTATTAAATATGCGTTTTCTTAATCCGGGCTTAGTATAGTTGCCAGCCTCATTAACTCTACTTTTGCTCTTCGCCGCACCACCCGGCGCAAGTTTAAGCGGTCTAACTGATTTCTTTTTCGTCTTTGCTTTTGTAATCTTCGCCATCTTATTAATCTCGCCTCTTTGTGCTGTGAAGAAATATTCATAGACGCTGCCCTTTATATTAAGCTGCTTCTCTACTACTCCAATAACTGTCTCCGTAGTCGTGCAGTATTTCCTCGCCTTGTTTTATTTCTTTAAGTGCATAAAATCTAACAAAGCGTTCATCTTCTTCTTCAATATCCCACTCAGCATTTGGGCTTGAACTATGATTATACACCATAGCACACCCAAGTGGAATATAATATTCTTCGGTATCGACATAAGGTGTGTGAAACATATAGTCATGGAGGACACACTCATCTCCCACGTCAGTGTAATCTGCGACCAGATAAGGACACAACTCAATTGTATCTCCTTGAGCATAGTCCTTATCCGCGAAAACACCAAGTCCATGTATTTCCGAATCTGCAACATATGGCATTACTTCTTCTTCTTAGCCATACCACCGCGCATCATCTTTTTCTTTTTAGCCATCTTAGCCATACCGCCGCCCATCATTTTCTTTTTGGACATGCCGCCACCACGCATACGTGTCATTCCACCGCCGCGCATTTTCTTCTTAGCCATCTTAGCTTTACCGTGCATTGCCATTTCTTAATCTCCTTCTGTCAAGCACCAGAGCATCATAAACGTCATCTGGAAAGTGTTCGTAATAATTTGACTTTTCCAGATACAAAGCTGCATCGTCTAGTTTAGATAATAACTGCACAAAGACCATGCAGTAGGATAGGCTGTCATCTGTTACCTCATCATCGACAAGGAAATGGAGTCCAGCTTCTGTTGCGTCGTAGTCGGGGTGGAACACCATCAGGTGCAAATCAATACCTGCCACTGACGCCAACTCATTAATGCCATCACAGTAACCGTCTAGGTATTCCATGTCTGGCAAATTTTCTTCTGCCCACACTACTATTTCGTAGTCGTGGTCGTTAAATGTACGGACGGCTTCCATAAGTCCGTCCAGACCCGTGTTTATACTGAAGACTACTTTATCTTCAGCCCACGCTTTTCTAGCGTAGGGACAAGGTGGTAGACCATTTAGTTTTACATTCGGTACTTCTAAAAAGTCTTTTGACCAAGTTCGTATGTCATGCTCTACTGGATGCATTTCGTTTCTTGGTCTTTGTCTTTTGGGATTCAATAAACTTTCTGTACACTGCAGCAGCAGCTTTTTTACCTGCTACTTTAGCACGTTGTTCCATTGCTATAGCTGCTTGTGTCTTATGTGCATGCGATCTTCCTGATGCTCTTATCTTACGCACACTTGCTTCAGCATCTTTAACTGTTGCAAACTTTAGACCGTGGATAGTCCCTTTAGGGTCTTCGTCTGTATACAGGTCACTATGCTTTTTAGACTTTGCGGGTTGACCTTTTTTTCTTGGAACTCTTTTTAGCGACACTTGGTAACAATCCTTTGTTCACAGCCCTTGCTCTTTCACTGAAGCCTAGTTTCTGTCCGGTTCGTATCTTACGTTTTATAGTAGATACTTTAGCAACCATTATACATCAAATCCCATTTTACGTACAGCAGTTTTACCTTTAGCTGTCTTAGCAAGTGCTTTCAAACCGGGATTAGGTAAGTTGTCTGTTACGGCACCACCGTTAGATAAATACATGTGTGGCTTACCGTGTGCCATACCACCATGAGCCATTTTCATTGGTCCCTTTTTACCTTTGGGCATATCAGCCATACCTAATGCTATAGATATGACAGGTACTTTTTTCTTTGCCATTGTCTATCCCTTTTTCTTTTTAAAGACCATAGTCTTTCTTTCACCATCAATAGTTACGTTACGTAAGATTTCTGTTTTAGGATCATACGTTCCTTGGAAAACTTTTCCTCTATCTCTCATTGATGGGTTAATACGCTTTGCTGTAACCTTACCACCACGTGGTCTACTTTCGTCTGGCGTAGGTCTTTGTGGACGTTTCTTCCTAATGCTCTCATCTGGCTTTGGCCTTTGAGGTCTTTTCTTCCTGATGCTCTGATCTGGTTTGGGTCTTTGTGGACGCTTTCTTTCTTCAGCCTTTGCTGCTCCGGGTTTAGCTTTCTTTTGTAAAAGTGCTGCACCACCAACGACGGCTGATCCCAAACCAATAGGCACTATGTTTTCTTTAATTCGTTGAGTCAACGTTTTCTTTGGTGCAGCTTTCTTGGCGGCTTTTTTAGGCTGTGTCTTTGTTTTTGTCTTAGGTTGTGTAGCCGTTTTAGGTGCAGCTTTCTTGGCAGCTTGCTTTTGTTGTGTTTTAGTCTTAGGCTTTGCAGTTGCTTTAGGTGCAGCTTTCTTTGCAGCTTGTTTAGGCTGCGTCTTAGACTTCGGTTCAGCCTGTGCCTTTGGTGCTTGCTTTTTAGCTGCTGCTTGTTTAGGTTGTGCTTTAGGTTTAGCAGCTTGCTTAACAGCAGCTTCTGATGGAGCCTTTGCATCAGCCACTTGTTTTGGTGTAGGATTCTTATTTACCTTCGCTTTAGGATTTAACCTTTTCATCTTTCGCACAAAGTCTAATGCTTTGGGAGTTAACTTTCCTGCTGCGCTAGCTAATCTAAACAGACCCATACCCGGAACAAAAAGAAGAGCAACACCTGCTGCCGTTTCAACTACATCGGCTGTTGCGGATTCAGTTCTGTCTTTAAATTCAGCACTACGTGATCTGGTTCTTGGTTTGTTTCTTCCTGAACGTGCCATTAGTATTTTCCTTTTCTGGATTTAGGGCTAGATTGTGAGGGCTTACCTGCCCCACCCCACAGAGTGCGACATGCCCAATAACGAGCAGACAATATGTCAGTTGCGCTGTCACATTTATGTCTAGCTCTAAACGATTTACGTGCTGCAGCACTATAATTGTGTCCGTATCCTTTGGCTCCAAAGTGAATTAGTTTTATTTTGTCACCTTTTTTTGCCAGCACCATCTTCTTCTTACCCTCACGGTTAGAAGCTATAGGTTTATTGTAACCGGGAAAGGTAATACCACGGTACTTTACACTCATAGTTTTATACCTTCAGGATTCTGCTGCTCACATTTATAGTGAAAGTTCATAGGCGCAGGAATAGTAGCAGCAATACCCGCAATCATTTCTTCAATACGAGTCTTACATTCTTCTCGTGTTCCGTATGGACCTTCTAAGTCATTAGCTTGTACGCATGTATCTGGAGAAAAAGTTCCCATAGCACACGCTAGTACCATTGCTTTAAACATTTACTTATCCTCTGACCAGCCTTCAGCTTTCATAGCACTCTCTACATGCTTTAAAGTAAAAGACCTACCATAATGTGCCTCTACAGCCTGACGCACATAGAACACATCACTATGGGGGATATGAAGTTTGTCAAGAGAATTAGTACGGATAGCATCATAGAATGCTTCAAGCACATTGTCTGTGTATAGTTTTACTGATTTTTTAGCCATTGTCAAGAAAAAATTATTGTTAGCATCACTTAAATGTACAACTAAGTGTATTTATAGATTTATTAAATAACACTTATGTGATCACTTATAGTGTAAGTTCGTTTAGTTTATATAATTATACCAAATTACAGACCCTTTGTCAATAGCTAATGTGATAGTTCGCGTAAAATAAATTACTATTGCCTAAAAATTAGGCACATTGCACAACCTTTGTGCATGTTATGTTTCAGTTATTGCAGTGGTTAACGGTTAATTTTCCTAATCTGTGTGTTTCTACATGCATATATACTACTAACGGGGGGGTGGCACCCGCCACATACCTTTGTAATGTCGCGATAATGTGGGCGTGGGCGAGCGATTGCCAGCAAGCCAGCCATTGATCCTGATTTATTTAATGATAACAATGGCTTGAGGTAGGTCCC